CCTGAAGCGCCCCACACTGTAGCGGGCCCCACCGCCAGACCGGCCACAGCCGGCGCCATGCCGCCGGGCACCGCCGGCCCTATGCCCGGCAGGACCGGCCCCACGTGCAGGCCTGCAGCGCGCCTGCAGGCCTGCAGGAGCGTGGGGCCTGCAGGCCTGCAACGTGCCTGTGGGGTGCAGCAGCTCCAGGGCTCTCCGTGCCTGGAGCTGCGCGCGCCGTGTATCCCGTGAGGCATGCGCGCAGCATCTCAGGAGACATACCCGCGTGTCGAGGCTATCTCCTGCAGGCGCTGCGCAGGCGCTGCAGGCACGCACCCCGCGGCCCCCACCCCCGTGCTGAGCGGGCGCTGCAGGGAGTAGAGCGACGCGCGCAGGCGCTCGACCTCGAGGTTGGTGGTACGGCGCAGTTCTGCAGCGCGCAGCTCGCGCTGCATCTCGAGCCATAGCTGCAGCAGCACCCAATGGCGCGGCTGGTGCGCGGCAACTGCCCAGCTCACGGGGTGTAGCTCCTGCCGAGCATCGAGAGCCCGAGGCGCTGCGCTACCGCGCTCGAGCAGATGGCGACTTGCCCGATGCAGATCGCCGCAGCCTCGTCTGCGCCCAGGGTGCGGCGCTGACTGTGCTGCAGGTCCCGCTGCACGGTCTGCGACGCTATCTCCTGCTCGATACGTCGTGCTTGCGCGCGAGGCATACCGGCACGCCCAAGCAGCGCGCGGCGCCACTCATTTGCGGTGCACTCCAGCATGCGGTCAGGCGAGCGGCCTGCGCTGCGCCACGTGTCGCGCCACAGTTCCACCGAGCCCGCGAGCGACAGCGCTGCGCCCACGTGCCCGCCGAACGGGACCTCGATGACGGCCGCGAGCGGCAGGTTGCGGACCTCCGCCATGGTGATCGCGTCGCGCACGATCAGCCGTCGCCAAGGCGCGTGGGTGGCGTCCGCTTCGGCGTAGTGGTGCAGGCGCCCGCAGACGTACGTCGCAACGCCCGAGCGTCGCGCAGCGTCGATCGTGAGCAGCACGGCGCGCAGCGGCTCAGCCGTGCGCGTGCCGAACGACTGCGGCTTGCGCTTGATGCGCAGCATCCCGTCGCGGGCGCCTCTGGTCATTTGCCGCTTTCTGGTGCGGCTCCTGCTGCTGGTGGCTGCGGCGCAGCGCGCCCGTCAAGTCTCCGCTCGGCATGCACGTAGCGGTTCGCTTGGATAGTCAGCTCATGCGCGCGAGAGCTGCAGGCGAGCGCCCAGCGCGGGCGTTGTATGTCTCGCAGGTGATCGATGGCGTGCTGCAGCGCGACCTCGGCCTCGCGGTAGAAGTGCAGCACGCGGGCAAGCGCCGGGTTGGGCTCGCAGCTCAGCAGCGAGGAGATACTCAGCAGGCACTCGGGGTACGGAGGCAGCTCGGTTGCAGTGGTCTCGGTGTTGTCTGTAGTCACGTTGTGGTCTCCCAGAAGTCAGCCGACGCGACTGCCGCGCCGGATACGTCCACGAGCCGCGCGCCGCATGCGCGCAGCACAGTTCCAACCGTCAGCGCCTGCTGGTCGTGCGCGCTCACCCAGCAGCCGAGCGTCACGGCCGCGGTCAGCTCCCACGAGGCATCGCGCTGCTTCGCCGCGCACCAGTCCTCGAACGCAACCGCCGTGACTCGGTCTCTCGCGGCGGCCAGCGCGACTGCCGCCCACTCGGCGCCATGCAGCGTCACCAGCTGGCGACTGCGCGCCTGCGCGTAGTCGTCGCGGCTGGTCGTGACGACGAAGGCCGTGGCTGCGCCTCCTCGGATGCAGGCCTCGCAGAGCAGGGTGGTGGCCGCCGGCAGCGCCGGCAGGAGGCCCGCAGGGAAGTCCGACAGCTCGGAACACCTGCGAAGCGCCTCGGGGCTCCTGCGGGCGCTCAGGCGGCTGCGCGTCGAGGCCTTCCGCCCGAGCAGACCACGAACGTGAGCTGATGCGCTCACATTCGGACGCGCAGGCGCAGCGGGAGCGAGCACCGCCTGCGTCGAGGCCTGCAGCGCCTGCGCCGTAGCAGGTTCGCGCGGCGCTCTTTTGGGCGGCACCGCTTGTCCGCTGAACGGCAGGTCGCCTGCGTAGTCTGCAGGCGTCAGCTTGGGGCCTCTTTTGGGGCGCTTTCCCATCAGGCTGTCTCCACTTCCGAGAGCGCCCGCAAAAGTGGAGACACCGAGTGGAGACAGCCAGCGCAGCCAAAAAGCGCAGCATTCCGAGCACTTATGAGAATGAATTGATAGGTGTCTCCACTGTCTCCACTGTCTCCACACCCTTTGCGCTCTACACGCGCACGCACACGCGCTCGCGCGCGCTCGCTCTCGCACGCTCGCGCGCACACGCACGCGCCCGACGCACTTGCCGCTATGGAGACAGCGGAGACAGTGGAGACAGCAGAGCTAACTGCGCGGCATTCCAAGCGATTTGCCGTCTCCACAGGCTGTCTCAACAGCCGCGTGCTGGCGAAACTGGAGACAGCGTTCATGGCGCGAACGCGTCCTCAGCTGGGGGAGCCGTCAGCACATAGAGCCGGGTGCGCTTGCCGTTGATGCGCAGCTGGCAAGTGACGTGCGCGGTGCCGACCACCTGCTGCACGAGGCGCCCGCGCGCCACCAGGTCCCGCTTGAGCGCGTTCGTCCAGGCTAGGCCGCGGCTGACTAGATGGGCCTTGAGCGCCTCCGGGATGAAGCAGATCGCCCCGTCCTCGCGGATGTAGCCGTGCACCACGGGACGGCTCGCCGTGGGCGCTTCCCGCTCCCCGGTCTCGGCGTTCTTGGTGATCTGCGGAAACGCTGAGGGGGCCTGCGCAGGCCAGTCCTCGAGCACGTCTAGCACCCGCTCGAGCAACGTTGCTGGAGCGCCCCCGCCGTTCTGCGCGCCGCTGCAGCGCTGCTCGAACACTCGCCGCACCGTCAGCCCGCCGGCCTGCCCGAGCCCGTACTCGCTCACCAGGTCCTCGGCGAGCGCCATCGCGGCGAAGTAGCCCGCGATACGTCCGTTGAGCGGGTTCCCACTGGCGCGCGCGATCTCCTGCAGCGCGCGCCGGTGCTCCTGCAGTTGTTCGCGCGCCGCTAGCAGGCGCGCAGGGTCAGCGGCGATGTCCACGACCTTGCGTAGCCACAGCATGCCGAGCGCTCCTGCGTGGGCGCTGCAGCGCTCGCGCACGCCGTCTACGCCTGCGCCGTCGAGCTTGCCGAACCCGGTGATCGGCAGGGAGATCACGCGGACCTGCGCGCCCGTTGCTGCAGCCTCGGAGGCCAGCTCGCGCTCACCGGTGCTGATGACCACCGTCTGCCAGCTCGCCGTGCGCCTCATGGTCAGCTCCTTCGTGGAACGCGCACGGCCGACGCCGTTGATCAGCATGTAGATCGCCGTCTGGATAGCGTCCGCGTCGCCGGTGCCGGCCTCGTCGAAGCACAGCGGCAGGTCGCAGAGCTGCACGGCGTGCTGCTCGAGGCCCGACATGGTCGTGTTCCAGCTCGGCACCCACGCGGAGCTGTGCGGGTTCCCGAACACCGATGCAGCGCAGCGCAGCATGCTCGTCTTACCCACGCTGGAGTCGCCGCATAGGTGCACCGCGAAGTTCGGCAGGTCGAAGGGCCGCAGCAGCGGCGCAGTGAGCGCTGCGAAGATGGCGAGCGCGCAGTCGTCCGAGGCCTGCGCGGCAACCTGCAGCGCCTGCGCGTGGTGCGTAGCCTCGAGCTCGGCGTCTGCAGCCCGGCAGCCCAGCGCGTCGAACGCCCGCGCTTGGTCGTAGTTCACGTCGAACACACGGGGCTCAGCGCCTGCAGGAGCGAACACCATGTCAGGCCCGAGCGCGAACTGGTCCTCGCACCAGCCTGCGCGGTCCACGCACTGCATGGGCTGCAGCTGCGCGCCGTTGCGGTCCTCCCACGCAGACAACCACTTGATGACGTCAGTCACGTTGGTTTCGTCTACGAGCGCGCCTGCACGCCGCAGCTCGCTCGACAGCGCTCGGGAGCCCGAGAGCGCTCGCGCGACCCGTATGCACTGCCAGCTGCGGCGCGCAGTCTGGAACCGCAGCTCGACCCGGTACTCGCCGTTGCGGTGCAGGTCCTGCAGCACACGCGTCACGAAGATCGGGCGCGGGCTGATGAGGCGCTTCTCGTCGTCGTTGTAGCCGCCGTGCAGCCACACTGCGCCTGCGTCATCGACCGCGTACGGCGCAGGCACCACGAAACCTGGCTCCCACGGCAAGTCGGCGCCGCCTGCGCTCGCACCTCCGAACATCGACAGCTGCTCGAGCGGCTGCTCGTTCACGCGCGGCGCGAGCTGCGCGATCTCCTCGCGTGTCGTGGCCAGCAGCTCGCGCGCAGCCTCGACGCCGCGTGCGAACGCGTAGTCGTCGATACCCTTATTGATGGGCTTGTCGGCCTTGCCTGCAGCGTACTCGAGCGGCGGCAGCGCCATCGTGACGCTGCGCGCGCCGAGGCGCATGAGCAGGTCTGCGAGCTTGCGCATAGCTGCAAGCACGTTCGCGTTTGTATGCGCGTCGGAGTCGAAAACGATCACGTGGTCGCGGTTGGCGACCTCGTAGTGCAGCGCGATGTACGGGTGCAGGCGCGACGACTTCGAGCCTGGCGCAGACCACGAGTCGACGCCTGTTAGCCCGACAACGCAGAGCCCGAGCTGCGCGATGAACAGCGCTTTCTTCTCGCCTTCGGTCCAGTAGAGCGGCGTCTCGGCGCGCAGCTGCGCAAGGCATTCTGCGAGCGGGGGCGTGTAGACCAGCAGCTCGGTACCGAACGGCTGGTCATACTTCTTGAGCTTCTGCTTCTGCCCCGGCTTGGTGCGCGGCACCGGCACCGGATACTCAGGCCGCAGGCGATACCCGTGCGGCTCTGCAGCGCCTGGAGCAAAGAACGGCAGGAGCAAGCCCGCAGCTGCAGCGCGCTCGCTGAGGTCTTTGTACGGGCCTGGCTGACAGCGGAACCCGTACGAGCGCCATTTGCCGTGGTGGATGACGGTGAGGCGCGCAGCTTCGATCGTTGCGTCCGTGAGCGCCGAGCTGCGCAGGTCCTCGAGGAGAATGTCTGTTGCGTGAATCGGGTGGTCGGTGCGGAACGACGCGAGGCCGGTGACGTCGGGAAGCTTGGGCACTGCAGCGCGCTTCTGCCGCGCGCTGTCGATAGGCACGACTGCGCCGCGCGTAGCGTCCGGCCATGCAGGAGCTGCAGCTTCGCGCTCGGGTGCTACGCCGACCGGCGCCTCAGTGCCCACAGGCAGTGGGAGCGCGCGCGTCGGCGCCTCGGGCAACGGTAGCGTTCGCGCTGCGGGAGGATCGGCGGGACCAGGGGCCACCGTCTCCTGCGCGGGCGTTTCGGGATCGGTTGCAGCGGCAGCGTGCGAGTAGTCATCGTCGTCGGCCTCCTCGGGGTCCAACGTGTATCCGTGCGGGTTCGTGTCTACTGCGTCGTCCTGGTCCTCGTCCCACTCGCCGCCGCTTGACATGTCGCCCCCGTGTTAGTTCGAGCTGTGCCGCGGCTTCTTGGACTTCCCCTTCGTGGTGCCGATGCCGATCGGAGTCGGCGACGGGATGAGTCTCATCTGCAGGTCTGCTTCGGGCATATCGCGGCGCTCGACTTCAGCGCCGGTGTCGGTGCGGATCAGCGAGTAGACTCGCGCGTCGAAATCGGGCTCCCACCTGCACGGCACGTCGCGCGTTTCGTGCTTGGTCTCGATGATTTTGCCGAGGTCGCCGCGCTTGTCAGACTGCTCGCGTATCGACGCGTTCAGCCTGCGTCGCTCGTCTTTGAACTCCTTGATTGTCGACTCGCATGCGGCCATGGCCTCGCCGCGCTCGAGCAGCTCGGCCTCGGTCAGCTCGCACTCCAGCTCGCGCACGACCGTTTCGACTTCCTGTGTCTTCGGGGGCATAGTTCAATCCTCGTGATTCGGGACACAAAAGCCAGCGAGCTGTCGACAGCGCAGACCATTCCGCGCTGTCGACGCTCGCTGGCGGGGCTTAGAGCTTGAAGGCGCAGCGCGTAGCTACTCAGCGCGCGCGTCAGCGGGTGCCGATTCGGTGGCTGCTAGCGCGGCGAGCCGTTGCTCAAGCTCGTTGACGCGCTTGCGCAGCTTGCTGTTGGCGGCGCGCTGTTTATCTTCAGGCGTCTGCGGCTTCGGCTTCGCCTTCGGTTTGAGCGCTTTCCGCTTCGGGCTCTTACGCAGTGTCTGCAGCTCCGCCATGCTGCATCGACCGCCCGTAGCAGTGTTTACGAGCGTCGCGTTCTCAAAGCTCAGCTTGCTCGGGCGCTCGGGATTGCACCACTTCCAGACGTACGTGTATGGGAGCTGAACGCCCGTGCGCTCGCGGATCAAGCGGCGTAGCTGACGCGGGCCATCGGGGCAGAAAGCGGCAACGTACTCGTGCAATGTCATGCAGCTCACCGAAGGTTCTGGAGAATGTGTCTCGCGAGGCACACTCGCATCCTCGGTTGAGTCGCGCAAGGCATATCAAAACAGCGCCGTAGGAGTTTCTTGCTGACGGGGTGTGTCTCTCGCGCACATACCTCGCGCGAAAGCATGACGCCGTTATAGCGCGCGTGATATACGAGGACTCTTGAACCCCTAGTCCAAACAGATATCCGCAGCTATGAACAACACTCCTCGTAAGCGCGTGAAAACTCCCACGCGCGTCCCGAAGGCAGCATTGAAGTCCGACACCGGCGCGAATCCTGCGCTGTCTAAACCGAATATCGACGATCCGCTTAGCGAGCCCACGCGTCATCGACGCGTCTGGGCTGCGTATCTTGCGCGCGGGTTTACTCGGCGGCAGTTCGCCGAGGAGCTGGGCACGAACTACCACACGGTCAACCGGTGGGACGCAGGCGCTGCAACGATCTCGCTCGACATGCTGCAACGTGCCAGCGAGCTTCTGAAATACACAATGGACGAGCTGTGCTTCGGACGGCGCGGGCCTGTAGAAGCGCCGCGCGTCAACGCAGCGCCTGCAGCGCCTGCAGCGCCTGCAGCGCCTGCAATCGCAGCGCCCACTGCAGCTGCAGCGCCTGCAGCGCGCGCGGCGACTGCTGTTCGCGCAGCGCTAACAGCCCTTGCAGCGCCTGCTCAGCTCGTAGCGCCTGCTCAGCCTGCAGAGCGCGCCGGCAGCGCGCTGCACTTTGCAATCGGAAGTGTGCTGAACGAGTCGGAGATTCGGGCGTTGTTCGGCATGCAACGCATTGATCCGCAAACTCGCGCAGCGTTCGGCGAGCACACCGTAAGCCCCGTGGGGCGCTACCAGTCGTTCACTGCTGAGTACGTCACAGCTTGGTGCGCTGCGTACGCAGCGAGCCAGAGCCCGGAAGTCGCGCTCAATGCAGCGGTCAACGCTCGCGCGGTGACCGAGGCAGTCAGCAACGGGGTCTCTCCTGTTACCGCTGATGAACTACGCGCAGCACTTCGCCAGAAGCAGTAGGCTCGAACACTTCGCGAGCGAGAGCTGCGATTGTGATCTGCCTCGGCAGCCGCAGCTCCAGCGCATCCAGCACGTGACAAATGATCGCGCGCTGGATGCAAGCTCGCTGTTCCGCGGGTGTTGCTAGCGAGTCGTACTCGACGCGAGGACACACTGCGACGAAGCGGTAGCGCGCGGCAGGCCTCGGGCATAGCTCGATGTCGAGCGCAGCTGCAGTAGCTTCTGCCGACAAACCTGGGCAAGTGACTCGCAGGACATACGCGACTTGGCTAGCGATCGACATCAGTATCCTCCCCTGGACGGTCGTCTGCAGCGCGGTGCGAAACTGTGATAGCCGATCCACAAGATCGACACACCAGGATTCATATCTCGCGAGCAAAGTTAGGTGCGACACCGCCGGTGTTGTGTGTGCAGCCCGCGCGGGCACAAAACAATCACTAGCGAGATATGTTGACCTCGTTGTGCCTCGGCAGATATACCTCGCCGGACATGGCCTGGAACTATCGACGCTTCGGCACGAGCAGCTTCCCGATCCACAAGTCGCACGTGAACACCATCACGGGCACGTTCGGATGTCCGAGGCGCTTCCAGTTCGAGATGGACCTGCTAGCGGGCGCAGTCGAACGCGACGCAACGAGGCGCGGGATCATCTCGGCGAGCCTCGCGTGCGGGTCTGCAGCGCACGAGACCATCGCGCGCGCGCTGAGTAACCCCGAACTCTGCGACGCGGTGCTAGCAGGCCCAGGCGCGGTCACCCGAGCTCGGGTCAAGGCAACGTTCTGGGAGGAGCTGGAGACCGAGCAGGAAGGCCGCTCGATCGACTGGGGCAAGCACGACGCCGACGACTACATCGACATGGTGTACGGGGCGCTCGATCGGCTGCACTTGCACGTTGCTGGCATTGTGATGCTCGAGGCGGGCTTCACGCTGCAGCTCGACGGCCTTTACCTCGCTGGGCACATCGACCTGATGTACAGGCCTCGGGCGAACCCTGCAGCGCTTGCGCTCGGTGACTGGAAAACAGGCAAAACGAAGCCCGATCCCATCGAGCTGAACCACGGCTGGGAAGCGGGCATCTACAGCGCAGCAATGCGCTTCGGGACGTTCCTCGGGCGCGAGCACGTGAGCTTCGAGCGCGCGCCGAGCGGCGAGTGGGTAGGCACGTGCGGAGCGCGCAGCGTCACGCGTGGAACGCGCTGGCAGGCTGAGCGTGATGCGCTCGAGGCTGCGCTCGATGACGTAGCGCAAGGCGTCGAGCATCCCGGCACGGTGCGCTTCGAGGAGTTCCCCGCTGAGATTCGCCACGTTCACTTGCGCGATTACATCCCGTATCGGAAGGCAGGAGCGAAGCAGGCGAAGCGCGCCGAGGACCTGACGCACTACGGGCTGACGCAGCCTGCGTCGGTGCTCTACAAGGCGGGCGAGATGCGCGGGCCTGCGTGGCTGCCGGTGCGTCGCGACGAGCGGGAAGTGCCTCGCCTGAAGCACAGGCTGCGTACCGTCGTGGGCACGGTCCGCATGGGGCGTTTCCTGGACCTCGTAGGCGAGCGCTGCAACCGGTGCCCGTTCTCCACGCAGTGCCTCAACGACGGGTACGCCCCGCGGGGTGAGGAGCTGCAGCGCATCACGCAGGCCTTCGAGGAGGCCGGGCTCGACATCAGCGGCGACGACTAACAGGCAGGAGACAACAGATGAGCACCAGCAACAAAGACGAGGACAAGCCGTGCGACCACGAGGTAGCGGGGCCTGCAGCGCTCGCGGCGGTGATGACGCTGCGGATGCACATCAGCGGCCCGACAGCGCGCGCGAAGCTGCAGACTGCAGCGCTGCTGGTGCTCTCCGCTGCAGACGACATGAGCATCAGCACCGGCGAAGCGATCGCAGCGCTGCGCACCGAAGTCCGCAAAGTCGAAGAGGCAATCGCAGCACGTCGCGCGGCTGACCACGCAGACAACTAACATCAGCACCTAAACACGCAACACACCACGGAGAGAAACGCATGCCGAAACCACCAGCACCAACGACCCCCAGAGCTCCGGCGCAGCGCGCAGGAGCACCAGCAGCACCCGCTGCAGCGCCGAGGCCCGCCGAGACTCACAGCGCGCTTGCGCTTGCGCCGTCAGTCGACGATGCAGCGCTGCGCGCTTTCGAGGCTGCAGGCATCGACCTGAGCGAGGACGAGTCGTGCAGCGAGCTTGCGCCGAGCGACTTCCGCACGGCCGTCAAGCTGTTCAACCTCAAGGGCAAGACTGCAGCAGACGGGCGCAAGGTGACTCAAGACGTGTTCTACGACTCGGTCGAGAACGCGGTGCAAGACACGATCGAGTTCGCCATTCTCGGGCTGCACAAGTCGAACCTCTACGGCATCTACGATGCAGGCGAAGGCCGCACGAACCGCGTGTGCTCGAGCTACGACCAGGTCACAGGCGTCTGGGCAGAAGACGGCCACACGCGCAAGTGCGAAGGTTGCCCCGATCGCAACTCGGTGAAGCAGGCTGACGGCAAGGTGCGGCCGAACTGCAGCCCGCTGTTCGATCTGTTCTGCCTCGAGCTGCAGAACACTCGTGTGTTCATGTTGCGGGGCAAGCGTACGTCGTTGCCCCCAATCAAGAACTACCTGCACCAGCATCACTTCGGGAAGGGCGGCGTGCGGAACGGCAAGCGCCTCGACCTCGCGTTGTATGCGTACCGCGTGACGGCGCGCCTCGAGATGGACGCCAGCGGGAACTATGCGAACCTGCTGCTCGAGAAGGGCGCGCTGTTCAGCCCGGGCGATCTCAAGGTGCTGGCGGAGTCTGCAAGCGGCATCCGTGAAACGCTCGCGGAGCGCTTGGCTGAGGCTGAGCAGCAGACTGCAGCCACCGAGGCGCACGACACCGACGCGAGCTTCAACTACGGCAACAACGCAGCTGCAGGCGCTGAGCCGCAGCGCTTCGTCACGACCTGATTCTGCAGCCTGCGCGCTGCCCCGAAAACTCGCGCTATCGGCGACAGCCTGAGCGCGAGTTTTCTTTTTCTGCGGTCTAACAACTAACAACGCTGAGGTTCCGATGAACGAGGTATTGCTCTGCGAAGTGGTGTCGTGGCGTGACGAGCCGCGGGAGTCGTCCGGCTGGCACATTATCCGCGTGCGCGGGATGGATGACACCGATCACACTGTGACGGGCTGCAACCTTCCGCGCCCCGGCTCGCGCTGCGAGTTCCACGGCGAGTGGCAGTCGACAAAATGGGGCGAGCAGTTTTACGTCCGCAACATTGCTGCAACGCGCCCGCCGCTTACAGCTGCAGGAGTAGAGCGCTGGCTTGAGGACCGTTGCGAAGGCATCGGCAAGGCGAAGGCTGCAGCTATCCTGACCTACTTCGATGGCGATCCTGCGCGCCTGTGGGCTGCGCTCGAGACGGGGCCGATCGTGCTTGCGAACGTGCCGGGGCTGAACGCCGAACTCGCGGCCCACGTGCACGAGTGCTACGAGGCGGAAGGCGCAGCGCGCGAGCACTACGCAACGCTACGAGGCTGGCGCCTGACGCAAGCGCAGATCAGCCGCATCCTGAAACACTGGCCGATTGCTGAGGCCTGCAGGCGCCTGTACGACGACCCGTACCTGCTCGCAGAGCACATCGGCGGCTTCGGGTTCAAGCGCGCAGATGACATCGCGAACGAGATCGGCGTCCCGAAGCACTCCCGGCAGCGCCTGCGCGCCGGCATCCTGCACGCACTGTCCGAGGCCGCGCAGGCTGGGCACGTGTTCGGCGACCTGAACCTGTTTGAAGGTATCTCGCAGTCGTTCCTGCGCGTGCCGCTGCACGAGACGGTGGACGTGCTCAAGGAGCTGCTCGACGCGGGGCGTGTAATCGGCGAGGACGGCGCGCGAATGTACTTGCCGATCTACGAGCGTGCGGAGCGCGAGTCTGCAGAACAGACGCTGGAGCTGCTGCAGCTGCAGCGCGAGATGGCAGACGGGGCGCTGCCGCGCGACTACACCGCGGCCGCGGTCGGGGCAGTGGGCTTCAAGCTGCACCCGCAGCAGCTCGCTGCGATCAACCTGGCTGCAGATATGTTCCGCCCGTTCGCGCTGATCACCGGCGGCCCAGGCACGGGCAAGACGACCATCCTGCAGTACGCAATCGAGGCGCTGCGCGCGCAAGGCATCGGGGTAGTGCTCGCTGCGCCGACAGGCAAGGCCGCGAAGCGCATGACTGAGGCAACGGGGCACGGCGCGCAGACACTTCACAAGCTGCTGGGCTTCCGGCCTGACCACGTAGTCGACTGCGACGCGTGCCAGCGCGCGTCGGGGCGCTTCGAGCGCGCCTCGATGGAGCGCTGCGCGATCTTCGTAGACGAGGCCTCGATGGTGGACGTGCAGCTGTGGGCCGAGCTGATGCGTGCGATCCGTCGAGGAGGCAACCGCGCAGTCGTGCGCCTGATTGGCGACGCAGACCAGCTGCCGCCGGTGGGCCCAGGGCAACCGTTCCAAGACCATCTGCGCGCGCTTACTGCAGGCCCGCATGCGGATGCTGTCGTGCGCCTCGAGGCAGTGTTTCGCCAGGGACACGGCTCGTGGGTCGCAGAGTCTGCGCCGGTCATCCTCGCGGGTCGCGTGCCGGACCTCTCGCAGCGCGCAGACTTCCGCTTCGTCGACGTGCACCGCGCAGACCAAGTGCCCGTTGCAATCGAGCGCCTGCTGCTGGGCGTGTACGACGCTGCAGACTGGGACGCGTCGACGCTCGGCGCAGACTACGTGCCCAAGAAGAAAGCGCCGACGGGTGTGCCTGCGCCTGTACTTGTGCCGCAGCACAAGGGGCTCGCAGGCGTTGCAGTCATCAACCGACTGCTCAGCGAGCACTACAATCCGCACGCTGCAGCAATGTCCGAGCAGGACCTCGTGCGCATCGCGCTCGAGGACGGCACGGACCTGCGCGTGGGCGCCCGCGTGCTCTGCACGAAGAACGACTACACGCGCAACGTCCGCAACGGCGACACGGGCGTGATCGAGTCGATGGTGATGGAGCGCGACAAGCGCGGAGAGCCCCGGCCGAAAGTGCTCGTGCGCCTCGACGCTGACGAGACGACTGCGCAGCTCATCCTGGGCGCGCAGCAGAGCGGTGAGGAGCTGCCGCAGACTGCGCTCGTCGAGTACTCGTTCACGCAGGCGCGCGAGCAGCTCACGCTGGCGTACGCCATGACAATCCACAAGTCGCAGGGTTCGCAGTATCCGTGGGTTGTTGTCGTGTGCCATTCGAGTCACGCGCGCATGCTGACTCGCCGGCTCATCTACACCGCGCTGACGCGCGCGAGCGAAGGCGTGGTGCTCGTAGGCAACCGCGAAGGCATCGAGCGCGCAGTGGGTAACGCGCAGGAGCAATCGCGCAACACATGGCTGAGGCAGCGCCTGCAGACGGGCGCGCGAGCTGCAGCTGCGCGCGCCGCAGCAAGTGCAGCAGCAGACGCGGAGCATGCGTCGTGACGCGCGACGAACTACTCGAGCACATGGCGCAGGCAGTGCACGAGCACTGCGAGCCCGAGGACGAGCTGCTGATCGCAGAGGTCCTGATCACGCAGCCTGCGCGCATGCTCGCGATGATCAACGGCGCGCTGCAGAGGCGCTTCACAGACGCCGAGTTCGCCGCGTTCATGCTGCAGAGCGCAAGGCGCATTCACGGTGGACCGACGACCTGACACAACGAACAGTCAACCTGACAGTCAGCAAGCAGGAGTAGTCGACTATTTTGTGGTCAGGCGTTCTACCGACTGACCACAAAATAGTTGACGTTTTTCGCACGAGTCGCTTTTTACCCACATCGGACTACGGCTAAGGTTTAGACAGTTGGTTGACGCAAGCAGGAGAGAGCAGATGAACGCAGCAGAAGTTATCGTGGGCGGTGTGTACGTGACACGGATTGCGGATCGGATGACGAAGGTTGTTGTGATTGCAGTAGCTTCTACGCCTGCCGGCGCCCGCAAGATGTACGAAGTACGCCCCGTGCGCAGCACGCGCGACACGTTCCTCGTGCGCTCCGCTCATCAGCTCTACATCGCGAAGTGAAACTAACAGGCGCCCCGGCAGGAGGCCGGGGCGCTGCGCACCTAGACTCGACCTAAACCCTAGACCTCACAGAATCGAAAGCAGTAAGACCATGGCCACCAAGAACGCTAAGACCGCCTCCAAGAACGCCCCGAAGACTGCCGCCAAGAACGCTCCCAAAACCCCCAAGCCCGCCCCCTGGATGGACATGGCGAGCGTAGGCAAGGCTGCGATTGCAGCGCAGGAGAAGGCCCCGAAGGCAGCGCCTGCAGCGCAGGAGCCCAAGGCCCCGAAGGCCCCGAAGGCAGCGCCTGCAGCAGCGCCTGCAGCGCAGGAGCCCAAGGCCCGCAAGGTGGACTTCGGCCTACTGAGCACGCCCGACCTGCGCAAGCTGTGCAAGGTAGCCAAGGGTGAGATCGCGGTGGCCGCGAAGGCTGCGCTTGCTGCGCGCCTGGCGGTGGAGACAACGAAGGCAGCAGCAGCGCCTGCAGCAGCGCCTGCGCCTGCAGCAGTGCCTGCGCCCACGAAGGCCGCGAAGGCGCCCAAGGCTGAGAAGGCCGCGAAGGCGCGCAACGTGAACACGAACAGCGCCGTGCACGCCCCCGAGACGCTCGAAGCCTGCCAGGGCAAGGCGCCCAAGGGCGACAGCATCCACGCCCACTTCCTGCAGTTCCTGGCGCACAACGCTGCCTCGAACAGCGAGGCCTTCGTGGGTAGCCTGCGCCGCCCCCTGGGCGAGTTCATGGACTTCCTGAAGGCGCAGCGCATCACCACGTGGGCGCAGCTCGACAGCAAGACGCTGGTGGCCTACCGCAAGGCTGCGAAGCAGACCGAGTCCGGCGAGGCGCGCGCAGTGTCCACGATGCGCATGTCGCTGGCGCGGGTCATCACCTTCCTGCGCGCCCAGGAGGAAGGCCTGGTGAACGCCGACGTGAGCCTCCTGCGGGTGAAGCTCAGCGCGGAGGAAAAGCAGGAGAAGGCCGAGGCTGCTTTCGTCGCGGAGGAGGAGTGATGGGCGACTACGCAGCCGAGTACGCCCGCTTCCACGCAGGCCCCGACGTCGACGACGAACACACATGCTGCGGGAAGTGCAGCCCCGAGGAGGCGCCCGCGCAGGAGATGGACGGGCGCGCCTGGCAGCCTTGCGAGGCCTGCCAGGAGTGCGAGGCCTGCAACCTGCAGGCCTGCGCTGAGCACGCTGCAGAGCGCGCTACGCGCTGACAGGTAGAACAGACGGCAGAACGCCCCCGGTGCAGAACGCGCCGGGGGCGTTCTGCTTTTCGGCGTTCTGCCTGCGCTCCTGCAGCGCCCACCGGTGGCGCGCCTGCCTGCGCCTGCGCTCCTGCAGCCGGGAGCTGCGCGCCTGCGCCTGCGCTCCAGCTCCTGCAGCCTGCGCCTGCGCCTGGGGCGCTGCCTTGCCTGCCCGCTGCAGGCCCCGAGGCGCCTGCAGCCTGGAGCGCTCCTGCGCCTGCGCTGCAGCTGCGCCTGCGCAGGCCTGGAAAACGCGCAGCTCGGACTGCGCTGCGCAGGCGTTTTTCGGGGCGTTTCCAGGGAGCTGCAGACGCGAAGTGTGAGGTGATTGTGGGGGTCATATTCCCACTTTTCTAGAGTCGGCGGCCGCGCCTGCGCGCCTGCGCTTGCGCGCTCAAGAACGCTCCTGCGTCGGCCGAACGTCTAGCGATGGAGCACGTCGGCCGAAGACTGCTGCCCGCGTTGCTTGCAGCCTGCGCTGCAACGCCTGCAGCGCAGGAGCCCGACGCCTTCGTGGCTGCAGGAGCTGCAGGCACCGCAGAGCGCGTCAGCCCGACAGCAGAGTGTCCGCCCGCGCCGATGTGTCCTGCGGCCACAGCGTGCCCGGCTGCGCCCACGTGTCCCGCAATCGCACCACAGGTGAACTACGCCACCGAGCACGCACTGCGCGCGCCGTTCTGCCGCACAGCGGACGGCAAGACGTGGGGCTGCGAGACGTTCGACAGCGCAGGCGAGCCCGCAGGTAACGTCACCTACAGCGCAGGCAACACTGCGTGGTCGTGCGTGCTGCGCTCGCCCGATCCGTCAGCGCCTAACGGGCTCGGCTGGGGCCCGCGCTACACTGCGCCGCTCGCGTGCGGCGCAGGCAACGCGTGCGACGTGACCGTGGTCCTGACGAGCGGGGCAATCGAGCACCGCGCAGGAGTGTGCCTCGCGCAGCGCGCGCTCGATGTTGCGCCGTGAGCATCAGTCCCAGTCGACTTCGTGACCGTGGTAGGTCGCCCAGCCGATGATCGCGTAGAGCCGGGGCGCTGCGCTCTGCTTCGCAGTGCCGAACGAGACCGTGATGCGGACCTTGTCGGGTGCAGTCTTCTCGAGCGCGCACGGATAGCCGCGCGTGCCGTCGTCGAGCAGGCACGCGAACGCGCCCCAGTACAGTCCGTGCGCCTGCGCTGTGGTGAAAGGTTCGCCGAGCGTGGCGGAGATGAACGAGATTGCTTCCGCCATCGGCGTCCACTGGTCGGGCGATGTTTGTGTGTCGCTTTTCTTGCTCATGGGGGCTCGCGCAGATAGTTGCGCGAACGCGCCCGCAGCGCCAAAAAAGCTGCCGTGTGTCGGTGGACGTAGCGCGGCGGGCGCAGCCTGCGCCCGCCGTTGCAGCTGCGCCTCAGTACTCGCCGGGCAGCATCAGACAGCGGTCTGTCAAGAACAGCTTGATCGTCGACAGCGGGAAGTCGCTGTATTCGATTTGCTGCACTGCGATGAACCTGTCGTTGCCGTCCGTGGCAGACAACGTCCATGTCTCGTCGTCGTTGCGCTGCAGCTCCCACGCCTGGAACGTCTCGACGCGTACGCTCGGCGTGGTCTGATGAGACACAACTGCGTCGATCAGCCAGTACGCGTTCGCGGTCTCAGCGAGGTAGTGCACCCCGTCCGTGTAGCGGTACTTGCGCGTCCAGTGCAGGTAGTAGTTCGTCGTCCCGCAGAACTGCGCAAGCGCAGCGGTCAGCGCGCTGATGTCGATGCTTGCGTTGCTCACTTCTGACCTCCGTTCAGGCGCGCGATGATCTCTCTGAGCTCGGCCTTGCACTTCATGACCGTCTCGAGGTCCGGCGCTGTAGAAGGCGTGCCGCTCGGTAGTGCCAGGTAGTGCTTCTCGGCAACCTGCAGCGTGTGTCCGAGGCGGTCTGCTTTCGCCTTGGCGTTGCCCGGCAGTGGCGACTGGTAGGTCGCGCATGTGCTGCGCAGGTCCTTCAGGCAGAAGCCTTTCGGAGCGCTGCGCCCAGCCTTGCGGAGGCGCTTCGCAATGTTGCCCATGGCCTGGTAGCCCGTGCGGAACACGTACTCGCGTCCAGCTCGACCACGAATGAGCGCGCGCATCAGCTCGCCGAGCAGCGGGGAGTACGGCGCCATCTCGACGTCTCGCTCCATGCCAGTCTTCACCTTCTCCTTCGGCAGGCGCAGGATGTCGAGGCCTGTCCTGACGTCGGGGTCGTAGTCGCTCGGCGCGTCGAACATCACCTCGTGAACCTGCAGCGTTGCTAGCTCGCCGCGGCGCAGCCCACCGAGCAACGCAGCAGCAACGATGGGCGCTGTCGGGGCGGAGCGCTTGTGCCTGTGCGGCGACACGTCGAAGTCGAGCGCAGCGCGCAGGATGCTGCGGACCTGCGGCACCGAGTAGCAGACAGGCAGCGGCATCGGCTGCGTGAGGCGCTTGAGCCCGCCGCGGATCGCGTCGCTGTTCAAGTGCACGAGGCGTCCCGCAAGCGCAGCTGCAACGAGCATCTGGCGCACGGGCTTCATCTCCTGGTTGACGGTCGAGACCTCGCGCGGCTCGCCGTGCTGCGTCAGCGTCCCGAGCCGCCACGTCACCCAGTCTGCAAGCGTGGGGCGCGTCAGCTGGTTCAGCTGCCTCGTCTGGCGCTTCTCGCACCACGTAGCCCACTGCTCGAGCGTGTCGCGGTAGCGGCGCAGAGTGATGGGCCTCGTGGGGCGTCCGCGCGCCGACACTTTCTTCCTGAGCCTGCCGAGATACGTCTCGATCTCCTGCCGCAGAGTCTCCGTGCTGCTGGTGAACTCACGCCCGCCGGCGAGCGTGACCTGCAGCGCGCGGGCCTGCAGGTTGCGAGACAGCGTGACGGCCGAGGCCTCTGCATCCAGGGCGGTCGTCACCCCGTCGAGCTTGCGCTCCTGCGATTGTCCCGTCTCCGGGACGGTGTAACGCAGCGCGTAGAAACGCCGCCCGCGCCGCGGCGGTATCACAATCACGCCGGGATGCTTGGACTGCCCGCGCTCGACGCGCTTGCGCTTGCGCTCTCGCTTGGCCTTGCGCTCCCGGAGCTTCCCGCGCTCCGTCTCGGGCGGTGGCGGCGGAAGTAGCTCGGGGACGAAGGCCGGGACCAGTCTCAGTTTCGGTATTGCTGACATGCTGCACTTTCGTGTTGCGAGGTCTGCACACCCATCTGCACACCCATAAGCGTGCTGATGCGTCGTATTCCGTTGATATGCCTCGCAAGGCATGACTCTCAGGATATCGGACAGGTGATGCATTTCCCGCACAATCTAGCGCATATGTCTCGCGGGGCATAGCAACATCGTGTACCTAGTACGCGCGAGATATATCGCCTGGATATCTTTGCTGTTTCTATGCCTTGTAAGGCATAGCGCGCCACCTAAGCGCCCACCCATGCACGAGTGATCGTGCTTGAAAACAAGTGTTCAACGCGCTCGCGCGCGGCGTCCGCACACGCGGACGTTAGGCTTCTGCGCCGCGCTTTACTGCTACCGTTTGAGCGCCTGTCAACAGCGATATGCCGCGCGAGCAATGTCCGTTTCAGCTCATGCGTCGGCGCTGCAGCCTGCGCCGGTATGTCTCGCTGGGCTTAGCCACCACTAGTGGTTTGCATCGCATCCGCAGCGGTGCTTATCTGCCCCACTCTCTCTTGCGAGAAATATGACTAGGCCGAACAACCTGCCGCCGTGGCTCGACGACATCTACCAGGGGCTCGCTCCGCTCCTGACGGTAGCTGAATGCGCCGAGGTCCTACGGCTCGCGCCTGAGACGGTGCGCAGGCACTGCCGTGCGGGCACGCTGCGCGCAGTGCAGCAACACACGGGCCGCGGCGGTTCGCCCATTCTTATTCCTCGCGCCAGCGTGATCGAATGGCTGGCGCGTCGAACGCTGCACCCAACGGTCGACTGACCTGTTAGACGGTGTGGCGTTTTTGCCATCCGCTCTCACAGATTGTTCGACCATCAAACGGAAAGACGGAGACCCATGACCGAGGACACCGGCACAACTGCCCCCGACGCAAACGGCACCGACCCCGCTGCAGCTGCAGCTCCACCGCCTGAGCCTCCCGAGGCAGCAGCTCCTGCGCCCGCGCCCGAGGCGCCTGCAGCTGAAGCAGCCGCCGAGGAAAAGAAAGGGCGGATCGGCTCGCTTTTCAAAGTCATCCGCTACGCAACCGACCTCGCGGGCATGAGCAGCAGCATCGGGCTCCTGCAGATCGCTGCGTTCCTGATCGACGAGGCCTGCGAGCACTCCCAGCGCACGCACGACGAAGGCATAACCCAGGTCAAGCTCACGCTCGCGAAGGTGAAGGCTGAGCGCGACGATGCCGGCGCGATCGTGGACCAGCTGTTGAGCCTCATCGAGAGAGCGCGCAAGCCCAGGACCTCAGCAGCAGAGGCGGCGCAACCAGGATGATGCGCGGCCCGTGGCACATCACGCGCACGGCCTGCGCTCGCTACGCGCAGCTGCGCGAATGGGATGGCGAGAACGCCGAGCAAGCTACTCGTGAGATCAGCGCGCTCCTGACGCGCGCGCATTTCATCGAGAGTGATCGCCACGGGCGAGAACTCTGGCGCAGCTCGCGCAGTGACGGCAGGCTGCGCTGGGTTCTCGATCGCCGCAAAGTGCACGAGCAGGACCTACCCCAAGTGATCTGGGTAGGACACTCGAAGCCGCCCGCGCGACTGTGGGCGCCGTAAACGCAGAAGGGGGAGACACGCATGAGCAACACCATCAGACCGACGGGCCACTGCTTCGACGACGCGCTGCAGTTCTTCGAGATATTCCGACTCGACGACCCGAAGGTGCGAGCTGACGTGCTGCGCTCCATGCGTGTCGCCCACGGCATATGCGCGAACGCGTCAGGCGAGACCTGGGCTCACGCCTGGGTCGAGGAGCGCGTACGCAACGACCCCGATCGTCGCTCGTGGCCGGAGCGTGTGATCTGGCAAGGCATGTCCGCCGAGTCGGGTCACGCGTTCTTTGCTGTCGCGCTCGACTGGTTCTACGAGGCATACGCAGTGCGCGAGCGCACGCTCTACACGCTGCAGGAGTGTGCCGTGCTGAACCTGCGGAGCGGGCACTGCGGCCCGTGGATCGCACGCTACCGACTGCTCACGAACCGCAACCGCCCGGTCCTGGGCGAGCTGCCGAACGCTCCGCTGCTGGGCGTTCTCGAGACACGACTGCAAACAACTAACAGCCCCACGACCTAGACACGAGGAGACAACACAGCATGTCGAGACCTGCACTCAAAGCAACGTTCGTTCTGGATAACCGCGACCTGCCACCAGCGCAGATAATCGCGCTCGGCGCCAAGCGCGGCATACCGCTGTCAGGCGGCTACGTCGGCAAGGTGCTGCGGAACAATCCTGCGCCGAAGGTGAGGCGCGCTGCCGTGCGGCCTGCAGCGGCGCAGCCTGCAGCGGCGCAGCCTGCAGCGGCGCCCGCAGCGGTGGTGCCCGCAGCTCCTGCGCCTGCAGCGCCGCCCGCGTCGGCCGTGTCCGACCTGCGCGAAGAGTTTCTGCGCCTGATATTCCGCATCGGCACTGACCGCGTGCAGGAGTGGATCGCGGGGATTCGGCCGTGACGAAGCAGCCAGAGTCACTGCCGCAGAGGCGACGCAAGTACGGGCCGCTCCACTTCTACGACAGCGAAGGCAACGAGATAGCAGTGCGCGAGTGGGGCCTGCTGTTCGAGGTCGCTGATCGCCAGGTTGCGTTGACCGAGCTCGGGCACACGACTGTCGACACTGTCTGGATGGGCATGACCCGCTACTTCGATGAGACGGGGCGCCCGCTCGTTTATGAGACGCTGGTCTGGGGCAAGACGAGCGCAACGCATCTATGGGCGACACGAGGCGAAGCGCTCGCCGGACACCGTGCGCTCTGCGATACCTTGCTCGCCGGAGTGTCTGCGCCAGCTCGCAGCATCGTTTGTCCTCGCTGCGGCATCGAATCGCACCACCCCGAAGACGTCGCGCAGCGCTACTGCGGCAACTGCCACGACTGGCACCCCGACGATCCGAGGCCGTAGCTATGCCGAACACCCCACGCGCGCCACGAATACGCGTGCACTACACGCACAAGTCTCGGAGACCGCACCCATGCCCGACGTGCGGCGACGAACTCTGCAACGCAACGAACGTCGAGCAGGACGATTCGGGCGGGCCGCGCCCTGGCGCGATGTGCTTCTGCATCACCTGCGGCCACCCGTCAGTCTTCACGCCCGACCTGCTGCTGCGGAAGCTGCGCTCGGAGGAGCTTCGGGCGGCGCTGCAGGCGAACGTGTTCGTCAACGCGTACGCAAGCATGGCAGCGAAGCGCCGCGCGTATCGACGCGCGCACGGCGAAGCCGAGCAGTGACACCCGAACATTGAGAGGCCCCAGGGATGAACCGATACAAGCATGACGACCCAGCGCAGCGTTTCCTCCGCGAAGTCGTGCACCCCGAGATCGCTGCTGTTCTGCAGAAGCACAGCTGTGGTGCAGTGGTGATCACGTGCTCGAAGGAGGCCGCAGCGTGGATCACTGTCTTGCCGGACTGGGGCGCGTTGCGACCCGATCCGAACCCAGCAGGCATGCGCTTCACTGCGAAGCGAGACGACCCAGACCAGCACGAGAAGCTCGAGCTCGGGCTGCACTTCCTGAAAGCCGTCAAGTTCGTATGCAACGACATCAACAACTTCTACGGCAGGTTCTGGCGCCAGATCACAGGCCACCTGAAGGCGCAAGGCGTCGAGGTCACCGAAGGCTACGTCAACCACTTCGGCGAGATCACTGGCTACAGACCGGACCCGCTCGGCGGCAAAGTCGACTGAGCACTCTTCCTGAATGTGCTCAGCCGGGCGTGACCAGACGCATGCCGTAGTTGTCTGGTCCGTCCGGCAGCACGAGCCCAGGCTTGCGCTTGAGCTTGTTAGTCTTGAACGGGCGGTAGTCCACCTTGTGCTGCCAGCGGTTCCACAGACGCGTAACCTTGGTCACGTCGGGGTGCTGGCGCTGCAGCGAGCGCGCCATCTCGAGGCGCCCGTCGCCCTGATACAGCGCCTCGGTGTTGCCGCCTGTCATCTTCATCGTGGCAACCTTCGTCGCCAAGAACGCGATGAACAACACCGTGCACCAGCCGTCCTTCAGCGCGCGCAGCGACAGGTCCGTGTCTTCGTTGTAGCGGCCGCGCCAGCGATACGGCAGGTCGTTCTTGATCAGGATGCAGGAGTAGATGCGGGTGTTGAAGCGCATCGGCGGCCACGAGCATTCGGCGGTCTGCGCGAACATGGTGTACTCGAAGCCCGCGATCGCCACGTTCTCGTAGCGGTCCACAAAGTCTTCAGCAGCGCGGAACATGGTGCCGTCTGCAACGATGCGCCTGTCGCCTTTGTGCAGGCGGCGGAAGTCTCGAATGTTGTCGTCGAGTATCCAGTGCCGCTCTGCGCCTCGGCTCACCGCATGCTCCCAGACCCAGTTGCGCGCCGGGATGCTGCCGAGCCCGAGGTTGCTGAACGGCAACACGAGCAGCTTCTCGGGCGCCATCACCGCGCGGTACTCGTCGTACTCCTGCGGCTCGATCACGACGTGATGCGGCACGCGCATCCGCTCGAGCGCGCGCACCGTCAGGCGGGTGTCCGCTCGGCCCTTGGAGATCACGTAAACGGGGTAGCGAGGATTCACTGCGCGGGCTCCTCGGCTGCAGCGCTGCCCGCAGCATCCGCCTCGCCCCACTGCTGGGTGCTGAGGTCCGTCTGCCGCTTGTACGGGTACCAGATCGACACCGTCTCCGTGGTCACAGCTTGCCCCACGAGCGCAGCAAACTGCGCGACGTGCTCCTCGCAGGTGAAGAGCACCGCGACCCGCGCGAACGATCGGGGCGTGCCGTCGAACTCGGGCATACCCTTCCACTCGTCCTCGGCGACGTCCGGGATGTTGAGGTCCGGCATACCCCACTCGTTCAGCTTGATCGGGTCGAACTCCTTGAGCAGAACCTCGAGGTCGAACTCGCCCGTTGCGCCGCGGTGCAGGTAGATCGTCAGCTTCTCGCGCTCGAGCTCGGTCAGCTCGCGCGAGCAGACGCGGGCCTCAAGCTCGAAGTCGGGGCCGTGCTTCGCGGCGAGAACCTTCAGCCGCTGGTGCCCGTTGTAGACTTCCATGTTCGGGCCTACGGCGATCAGCTCCACCTGCCCGAACTCCTCGAACGAGTTGAGCAGGCGGGCGGACTGCGCCTCGTTGATCCGTCGCGGGTTCCTGGGCCACGGCATGAGCGCCCGCAGCTGCACCCGCTGCGTAGTCCACGCGAGCGCTGCTGCAGGAGCTGCAGGCGCAGGAGCTGCAGGCGCAGGAGCTGCAGGCGCAGGCGCGGGAGCTGCCGGGGCCTGCACACGCTTCAGCACGCGCTTCGGGACGCGCTTCGGAACAGTCGCCGCAGACTGCGGCTTCGGGCTCGGGCGCTTGCGTTTCGGTGTTGCACTCGTCATGCGTTCTGCAGCCTTCGTCAGCAGGGGATCGACGCCATCAGGCCCAGTTGCCCCGGCGAAAGTGTGCCCGCTGCGATCGCGGTCGTCGTCCCTGTCGCGAACAGGAGCGCGTAGAAGTTGTGCACGCCCTCTGACGGACGCGCGTTTAGAGTCGACATCAACGCAGCATAGACGGTGGCCGCCGCGTTGCTGACAGTACGAAAGCCCGACGCCGACGAGCTGGAGTCGGCTCCGATGCCCACCGCGCACGCGAAGCCCTTCGTGTCGATCGACCCGACCATCGTCAGCGGCCACGAGTCGCACTGAATGCCGCACACGCCCGTGATGCGTGACGTCGTCACGCCGTCATACGGAAGCCATGTGCTCGCGGTCGGGATCGTGTAGGTCGACGTGGTCGCTTGCCACGAATATTGGAGCGGAACGCGGTTGTCCTGGTTCCAGATCCCGCAGATCGCAGGAGTGGTGCCACCACCCGTGAGAGCTTGGACGTACTGCGTCGCGCTCGAAGGCAAGATCGTTCCGACATAGCGTCGCGTCGCGTCAATACCCTTCGTCCAAAACCCGTACGAGCTTTGCGAGATCGACGTCGATCGTGCGGTCGCGCTCGACCAATGTTGCAGCTCAAGCGCAATGCGCGCGGCCGTATTGACCGCATACGCAAAGACGTCGATCGGCCTTCCGGCAACGGCGCTAGTGATAGCGATCGACGGAATCGACGCCGTGTTGACCTGCACGTGATAGACGCCATCGGCGGCAACGATGCCGCTCGTCAGTGGGACAAACAGACTGATGTGTTGTCCGTTCCACGGTGTGAGGTAGACCGTGGAGAACGTGCCATCGGCAGCAATCGGCACCACGCTGGAAGTCGAGATACGCAGATTGTTTTGTGCCGCGCCGCCCGGAGGCACCCACACGGCACTGGTCGCGGAGTTCGCCGTGAGCACGTTGCCGACCGTAAGCCCCGAGAGATTCGCGATCGAATCAACCTTGTTTTTGTCCGTGTTCGACATGAAGCCCGATGCGCCGCTCGTCGCAGCGTTCGGCATCGCGTGCACGTGGTCAGCACGCGCCAACTGGTTCGAGGTGCCGCCGTTGTTCGAGCCGCCTACCGTTAGACCGGTCGGCGTCCCCACCGACACGCTATGCGTGTGGTCACGTCGAGCTGCATCGGTGGCTGCGCCTGCAGCTGCAGTCGTCACAGTGATCTGCGTCGGCGCAGTGCTCGTCAGAGCTGCTGCGCCTGTAGCGATCCCCGCAAGCTTCACCTTCTCGGCGCCAGAAAAGAATCCGCTCACCGTCGTCGTTGCGTCAGCGTGCAGCGCTCCGCCGCCGAGGTTCCCGTGCACCCCAGCAGTGATCGGCCCAACGAGATGAATCTTGTTGCCGACGCGCGTCATGAAGTCGCCGCCAGTGATCGGCGAGCCCGGCGAGATTTGGTCCCACTGACCGTCGCCGCGATATGTCCACATCGAGCCTGCGAACTTGGTGCCGTCGTCCACCACCACGAGCTGTCCGACTGGCGTGTCCTCCGGGAGCGGCAGCGCGCGCGGCCATGTGCCGTCGAATGTCTCCCAGAAACCGTTCTCGCTCGGGTCGCTCTGAGCAACCGCAAGCACGGTGATGTTGGTGCCGTACCCGATCCCGTCTGTCTCGGCCCCGCCACTATTCCCGTAGAGGTCACTGGGCGCAGATACAATCGCGTCGACATGGATCGCGTTCGTGTACGCATCGCCCAGCGTCGGCCAGACCGCCGGACCCACGTCCGACCACGCAGCATGCTCTGCGTCGAGCGCAACCAAAACTTGACCCGCGGTCGGCGCTGCAGAGCTTGCGACCTCGACCGTTCCACCTGCGACTGCAATGCGCTTCGCGATGCCTGCCGTGTCGCTCACGAGTCCCCAGAGCGCAGCAGCGTCCTCGTGATAGAACACCCACTCATAGTCGGAGCCCGGCAGGAGCGCCGTGCTCGACGCGAGCACGCCATCGGTCCCTTGAATCTGCGACGCGCCGAGCACACTAACAGTCACAGGCACTGTGACGTCACGCCCGACATACAGACCGAATCTAGAGTCTACTGGCGGCGCTTCGAGCGACGACACGATGTAGACCACGACGGGCGTTACGCCGTCCGCCGGCTGCGATATGAATCCCCACGTGCCGGGTCCGATAGTCGCCGAGCCCACGCTGTTAGTCCAAAACTTGATGCCCGGATCGTAGTGCAGCCCAGGCACACGCCACTCCGCGTGCTCTGCGTCGACAGCAGTCAGCACCTGGCCTGCAACGGGAGGCGCAGCGTTCGAGACGTCGACAGGATCGCCGGTGGTCTCGAGCCCGCCCGCATCGCTGCCTGCGCCTCCGCCTGGCTGCCAAGTTGCGTGCGTAGCGTCGACAGCTTTCAGCACGTCGCCAGGATTCGGCGGCGTTGAGTTAGACACGTTGACGGGTACGTCCGTCGTCGCGAGGTCCGCTGCGGTCGCGCCGCCCTGCAGTATGTTGTCGAGAAAGCTCACAGTGTCACCTCAGCGCTTAGCGGTTGTTGAGGCCGTAGTTCGTGAACGCGAGTCGAAAGCCCCAGATGAACCCATCGTCGAACAGCGCGTTGCTGATGATGCGGGCGTAGTACGACTCGTTGGCGTTGTTGATGGTGTAGTTCCCCAGCGGGCACGTAGCGGTGTGCATACCTGCAAGCGAGCTAGCACCCGTGCCGATGCCGTTCTGAGCGGGGCCCGCTCCTGGGTCTGCAGCCCAATCAGTGATCGTCTGCCGCATGATGTTGAAGTCGAACGCGTCGTCAGACGGCCCACCGTTGTACTGAAACTGAGCCTCGACCAACTTGCAGCCCGATGGCAGCTCGATCGGGATATGCCAAACGCCGTCGTTCGCGAGCGCGAAGTTTTCGAGGATTGGGTTCGCGATGCCCAGGCGGATGTTGCCTGCGTTGCCCGCTCCTCGCGCGAGCGACAGCTGCTTACGCACCGTGACGACGGCGCCCATGTAGAGCACGTCCTTGGACGAGTCGACCCACAGGTTACCCGCAACCTCGGTCGTGCTGTTCACGTGCAACGTCTGCATCGTCACAAGCTGCGTGAACGTGTTAGGCGCCGTGAACGTGTTGCTGACATCTTTCTTCGCAGCGACGTCAGTCACCAGCTTCATCGACTGCGTTCTGTTCGCGAGCTTCTGCGCGATCGCTGCAACCTTCTCGGCTGCGTCCGCGCGCGAGTCAGTGCCATCAGGCACAACAATGTTGAGGTCGAACGACGGGGTCTCGGCAATGGTATGCGCCATCTGACTATCTCACTGGGACTCGAAAGCCTGTGTCGACACTGTTCCAAAGGCCTGGGCCGTTCCACGTCTCGCTCGCTGGGTAGTCCCAGAGCTCCGCGCCTGCAGGCATCACGATGATCTCTCCGAAGCAGTGCGCAGCGATCCAGTCGCGCGGGATGAGCACGAGGTCGTCTTCGTCTGCTGCAGTGAACTCGTCGCTGAAGTACAGCAGCGACCACTGCGCCCAGTCAGGGTGCAGCGGCAGCGACGGCGGCAGGTTGCGCGTGATCGTGCCGTCGACTGCCATCTCGTAGCGTGTGCCCGAGCGGTACCACAGCGCGATCGGGAAGTTATTCGGCGCGTAGTGGTACCAGAGCTGCTGCAGCAGTGCATACGCTCCGCCGCGTCGCCGATGGTCCTCGAACCAGCGTACGAGGCGCGCGGTGTAGTTCTCGGCAGTCTCCTCGAGCCCGCGGCGTATCCTGCGCTCGGCGCCGATCTCGGGGAGCGAGTCGCTCGAGTACAGGTTCGGGAAGCGCATCTTGACGCCGGCAATGATGGCGTCGCCTGCAGCGTCGAGCTGCACCGCGATCGAGTAAAGCAGGCGCTGCGCAGTGCCCGTCTTGAGCCACGGCGGCACGCTGCGCCACATCGTGTCGCGGAACGTGATCAACGGCGCGTCGGGGTTCGGTGTTAGATCGCTCATGGGTGGTATGCCTCCGGGGGCGGCACGAGCGTCAGCGTTACGTTGATGGCCCCAGGCGTTGCGACCTGCGCGGGCGTGAGCGCCGTGTCGCTGCCTGCAAGCACAACGTGAAAGACCTCGGGCGCAACGCCTGCAATGGCGGTGCGTATGCCGTCCTGGAAGACATAACCCGTGGGCGGCGTGATGACGTTTCCGCCTACAGGCTGCGCGATGATGAACGTGGTCACTGCAGCCTGGATCGCGGCGATGAACTGCGCCGACGTCATGCCGCTGGTGTTGTAAGCGTAGACGGTCGCGTTCACGGAGATGATGAGCTGGACTGCGGGATGCACCACAGCTGTGATCGCCTGCGGCACTGCGTTCAGTTCGATGGCTGCAGTGGCGTACGGGACGTCAGTTGTCGGCAGCGTGCCCGTGCTCGTCGCGCAGTAGACGTCGATCAGTCCGTATCCGTTAGGCACAAGCGACACGCGTGTGATGTCGAGGTTCCGCCCGGTGGGGTCCGTCGCGTTGCGCAACGCGCTCGAGTACGCATCCCACGGCCCCATCGGTGAGAGCGCGCCAAGCATCTCGCTGCAGCGCTGCCGCAACGCAACGTCAGGCTCGGCGTCGACGCCTGTGATCGCTGCAGCGTTGTCGCAGCTCACGCCGAGCAGCGTGGTCACAAGCGCGTTGATCGCATGCGCTGCAGCGCTGCCGTCCGCGCCCGCTTCGATGGCAGCGACGCCCACCGTCGTGCTCGAGCTTGGGTTGATCGTGACCGGCCCAGTGTTGCGGTACGTCGCACCTGTCGTGCCGTTGCGCGCGATGAGGTCCCCGGCCTCCAGGATGTAGAGCCCGCCGCCCGCGTTCGTGAGCGTGAGCGTGCCGCTGGCGAACGTCGGGGCGTGCCGCTCGATCCCGTACACGTACCAGGCGACAAGCGTGAGCCAGTCGCCGGACGACAGCGCCAAGAAGCCTGAGCGCGCGATGAGCGCCATCAGTTCTGTGTACGCAGCGAATACGCTCGACGCGCCCACGATCATCGTGCGCACCACTGAGCCCGACTTCCACGAAGTGGTGTTCACGCCGAGCTGCGCCAGCACCGCATAGATCGAGGCCTGCACCTCCTCGCGGCTCAGCGGTTGCGTCAGCTCGTCCAGCGTTAGTCTAGCCATGTTGGTTGATGCTCCCGACGAGCTGCACGCCGTCAGCCGTGACAAAGAACGTCAACGAGAACTCGTCGTCAGTTGCGTGCGGTGTGACTGCGATCACGACGGACATCGCCGAGCGCGAAGGGAACGTCAGCGTGACGTCCGCGTCCGACACGCGGTCATCCTTTAGGCTCTCGACACGTATCTGCGAGCGCAGCCCAGTGAGCGACGCTTGGGTCTGCCCGGTGTTCAGCCGCGCGCGCAGGTCGAGCCCATACGCGTTGTCGTCCAGCACGCTGGTGCGCGGCGAGATGTACCTGCGCGCAAGCGACTCGCCGATCGCGCGCGGCGTCATCGGGTCCACCTCTGCAGCGTCGGGCGTGATGTCGGTCACGCACGACAGGTCCGTGCCGTACCCGAGCGCCTGGGGCGCAACGCGATCGACCACCGGCAGCAGCGCGAGCTGCGCCGCGATGAAGTCGTGCAGCAACGTCATGGCGGGAACTCCGTTGGGTCGGGCTTCGCTGCGCCGGCAATCGACAGGCTGTCGCTGCCTTGCATGACGTTGCCGGTTGCATAGACACCGGGCCACGTGATCGTGCCCGTGAAGGGGGTGCCGGGGCTTCCGCCGATAGTCCCGCTGATGGCGCCTGTAGGCAGCGCTACGCGCACGATGTCCCCCTCGCGTGCTGCGCGCTTAGCGCTAGCGCCTGCAGGAGGCGCGAAGCCTTCCGCCCCGTAGGCTGCGTAGGACACAACGAACGGACGGCTCCTGCTGCCTTCCGCGAAGGCCACGAGCACAATCCCGCCCGTGGTTACCTGGGACCGGACAGCCGTGGCCCCAGGCAGCACCGTGATGGCGCGCAGGTCCGGGAGCCCGAGCGTGGTGTCCACAGCCTGCAGGTCGAGCCTGTCATCGCCCCCGCGCTGGACAACGCGGTAGCGGTAAACGCCGAACAGCTGGCTGTCCATCGCGCGCTGCACGATGCCTTCGAGCAGCACAGCAAGGCGGCCGGGCTGCTGCTCGGTGCCTCCCAACCAGACGTGAAAGCTCAGCGGCTCATCCCCGCTCGCGGTGATCTCCATCTCGCGGATGGTGCTCGTGCGGTCGATCCCGTCCGTGAGCGTTGCGCCCACCTGGATGGTGGTCGGGTCGTCGGCGATGAGCTTTGCTGTGCGCTCTGCAGGGTCGAACGAAATGACGGTGTAGCTCGCAGCCTGGAGCGCGCGCTCTGGACGAGGCCCGACCTGCGTCACGCCTGCGTAGTCCACCCACCACGCAGCGCCGCCGATCGCACGCGACAGCGCGCGGGAGGCTGGGCCCGCCTCGCGTGCAAAGTCGCTGCCTATGCGTTCGCGCGCAGGCACGAAGGCGCCCAGCGTCTCGCCCACTTCGCGCGCTGCATCCTGCGCCACGAGCAACGCCTTGACGCCTGCGTCGTTGTGATAGCCGAGCCGCCCGATTGGTCGTGACCACCCTGCAGCGCCGCCGGCGATCCGTATCCACCGCTGGTCGCCGTACACGCCTTGCATGTCGGGGATCGGCGCGCCTACGAGCGTCAGCGGCCCAATGCGCAGCGTCACGCGCTCGCCGAGCTCGGCTGCGTCGGGCAAGTGCAGCTCTGCGGTCCACGGGCCGACGTAGCCGACCGTGACCTTGGCGCGAACACAAGTGTGGCCGTTGGCGGTTACGTACGCGGTCATGGGTTCCCCGCGTCACGCGCAGCCTTCAGCAGCTGCGCTTCGTCCGTTAGTTCCTGGATGCGTTGCTCGCGCGGGTCTGCAGGCGTTGCGTCGGCGCCGTCAGGCTTGCTGAGCGCCATGCCGTAGCGTCGCCACTCGATGCACTTGCACTCGATGGTCCAGACGCCGTCCTCGGTCTGCTCGGGCGCAGTCACGTCCTCGATGACCAGGTGCGTAATGCCGACCTCGTTCAACTGCGGGTGGTCCACGTCGAGCGCCTTCGCGCGCTGCCCGATAGGCGGGCGCATCAGGATCGGACGGATCGCGGCCCACTCCTCCCAGTGCTCCGCCGTGAGCAGCTTGAAGCGCAGCGTGAACCGGCTGAGCGCCGTGCCGCGGTAAATCAAGATCGCGCCCGTCATGGCGTAGCCGGCCTGTTCGTCCCACTTGCGTGGCGACGAAGCGCCTGCGACCTCGAGGAGCCCAGGTGTTAGATACCCGCCGAGCAGGCACCGATCGATCGGCGCGTCGATGGGGTTCCAGGTCGTCATGCGAACGCTGCCCCCGTCTGCACTGCAACCGTCTCGAGGATGGACTCCAGCTCGCGCTTCACTGCCTGCGCGATGTTGCGTGCGTCCTCGGCGCTGGCGTTGCCGCCGACCTGCACGGTGAGCGATGCGATGGTGATAGCTGCGCCGCCTGCGCGCGCAGCTCCTGCAGGCACTGCTGCAGTGGGGTCGCCGCCTGCGTTCGCGATGGCATCCTGCGCGCTGTCGGACTCCTTCGACACGCCTTGCTCGAGACCTTGCACGACGTTCACGCCGAGCTCGGCCATCACCTTCGACGGCGACTGCATTCCGAAGATCGACTTGAAGCCCGCGATGCCTGCCTTGGCGATGTCGACCAAGGAGTCGATGAATATCTCCTTGGCGCGCTTCAGCCCGTTCACGAGCCCGTCGATGATCTGAATGCCGAGCTGGCCAAAGTCCGCTGTCGTGAACAGCTCCCACAGATACTCGAACACTTTGATCAGCAGGTAGACCGCGCCGACGGCGAGTATGAACGGCCACGTTGCGGCGATGACCGACACAGCGAGACCGGCGAACGCGACAACTGCTGCAGCGCAGGCGCTCACAGCTGTGCCTGCGAACGCCCACAGCGACGGTATGACCATGTAGAGCAGCACGCCCGCGCCAGCTGTCAGCAGTTCTTTCCACTCATCGCCGAGCACCGACTTCACGGTCTCCCAGAGCTTGTCGAGCGCAGTGCCCACAGCTGCGATCGCCTTCACGGCGTTCGGAAACTTTTCCTTCAGCATCGCGATGCCGGTCTGCGTGGCGATCTGGAACTTGAGCCAGATGACCTCTGCAGTCAGGAGCGCGATGATGATCTCCTGCACCGTGATTTTGAACAGGCGCGAGAGCGCAGTCAGCCCGTCCACGAGCGGCTGCGTGATCGTGCCGAGCATCTGGCGCATTGCGCGCCCGCTCGCGGTGCTCTGCGAGAACAGGTCGTTGAATGCCTTGCGCGCGTCGAGCAAGCCCGAGATGTCGATGTCGCCGAACAGCGAGTTGTAAGACTCGGCGAGCTTGCGCGCCTGCACTTCGCTCGACTTCATCTTGCGCGAGACGACGCCGCCGATCTGGTTGTTCACCCGCTGCGCCAGCTTGTCGACGCTGCCACCTGTGAGCGCGAGCTGTGCCGCCCAAGCTGCAGTCTGCGTCGCGCGCTCCTCGCCCCACCCAGACGCCGCCATCGAGACTGCGCGCAACGCGGGCGCGACGTTCTTTCCGCGCACGCCCATCTTGTCGAGCTGCGCGGCGTACTTCGCCACCTCATCGCGCCCGATCGTGACGCTCGCAGCAACCTGATCGACCGCAGTCTGCAGGTCCTTGGCATTGTTGCGCGCGAGCCCGAAGGCCATGCCCATCACGGTCGGGAGCTTCGTGCTCGCCTCGAGCATCAGCAGTTCGTTGCGCCGTGCCTCCTGCGCCGCGATTGCGAAGTCGGCGAGATGCTTCGCAGACGCTACTGCTGCAACACCGAGCGCGAGCACTGCGCCGGCAAGCGCGAACGCTGCCACCTTCGCGAGCTGCTTCGAGTTCGCGAGGCGCGCGAGCATGCTGACGACGCCGCCGAACGGACCCGGCAGTGTCGACGCTGCCTTCGCTAGCTCTTCCATCTTTTCTCGGAACTGCTTCGCGCCCTTGTAGTTCTTGCCGAACTGCCCGCCCTGGGCGATGAACTTTTCCTTCGACTGAGTGATGCGCGCGTTCACCTGCGCGATCGACTTCTCGAGCTTGCCGATTTGCTCCGTGTTCGGGTTCGTCGCCTTCTTGAGCTGGTTCAGCGTCCGCTGCATCTCAGCGAGCGCCTTCGTGTCCGACTTGATGCTGTCTTGCAGCTTGGCCAATGCAGTAGCGGCGGACTCGGCGGGCTCGCTGACCCCGTCCACCATCTCAATGCCGAATGTTGCTGTCTCTTCAGCCATTCGATGACAACGCCTTGACCAGAATCCTGCGGAGTAGTGTCAGCTCGCGTGACACATCGACCAGCAACATCGCGCCCACGTATGCGCGCGCGAGCGGTTGCGTCTCGTCCGACTCGCGGTAGCCCAGCGCCTCGAGCAGGCACATGGCAGCTACCGCATCGTCGCTACGCGCTTGCGCGCGCAGATCACCTATTTTTTTTTGACCTCGTCGACCCTGAACCCAGCAAGCTCAACGCACGCACTGGCAACCTTCGCCAGCACGCCGGACTGCGCCTCTAAGTGTTTGCTGAACGTGCGGCGGTCTGGATACAGCAAGCATCCGAGCACCAGCTCCTCGGTGCCTTCGTACGTGAACTCCTGCTGGTCTTGAAACTTGCGGAACGCTACCCAGTGCGGGCGACGCACCACAACGGCGAGGTCGCCTGCCTGCACGAGCCGCACCTGCTTCGCGCCGTGCTTGCGCTGCGCGTCGTCCAGCGCCTGTTCTGCAGCGTAAGCCTGTCGCTCGCGCTCCAGCTCCTCCTCGGGCGTGGGCTGCGAGCGCGCTGCGATAGTCTCGCGCAGCGCTGCACGTTGCTCGCGCAGCTCCTCGAGCTGCTTGGCAACGTCGTCTTGGTTTACCTCGGTCATACTGGCGCAAGCTCCGTGTTATCGAACAGCGTGAGACCGTTGCGGCGGATCGCCATGCAGTCGATCTCCAGCTCCTCTTTGAGTGGGTCGGCGCCTTCCTCCTCGCTGCTGGACTGCCCGACGATCACGCACCCAGTGATGAGCACTTGCGTCGGTGGCAGAGGCGGCTCGGAGTAGAGCACCGAAATCGTGAACTCGACGTTGCCGTAGCTCGACTGGTCGGGCGCGCGCTGCGCGAGCGCTGCGATGAAGGCCTGCACCGAATCTTTCCATCCGGTGAGCTTCACAGGGTCGGGTGTGTACTTGCCCGAGCTGCGGCCGCGCGGCGCCTGATGTCGACCCATGCCCCAGGCCTTCACGCGCTCGCGCTTGTCGGCGTAGCTGATGCCCGTGAAGCCAGTGAACGTTTCGGTGTCGAGCACCAGGCGGATGCTGCCCCAGCTGAGCTGGTTTCCATTGACTCTGATTTGGTCGGCCATCTGTCAGAACCTTCCCGTCACGCTGCAGCGGCCAGCGTCACAAGCGCGGGGTTGTAGAACCCGATTTGAATCTCGATGAACTCGGGGTAGGCCAGCGGCACGATGCGACACGTGCCTGTGAGCGTCTTCGTCGACAGCAGGTTGTCGGTGCGGCTCAGCGTGAACTTGACGTCGCTCGCGCTCGGTCGCGACATGAGCGCGCTGCGGAGCGCAGCGTTCGCGCCGCCTTCAATCTCGAGCGCGTCAGCTTCCAGGATGTAGCCTGTTGCCTTGTCGATGCGCACAGGTCGGTTGAGCCGCCGCACGAAGTACGTTCGCAGCGTGCGCTTGCCCATGTTCATGACCCGCCGGTGCGGGATCAACTCGAAGTCGCTGCCGACCTGTGAGAACAGCAGCGGGCGGTTGATGTACACACCGCCGTAACCTTCGACAGTGCGCAGCGCGAGAAAGCGCAGTGCATCCAGCGTGGGGTTTACCGCTTCGTCGTGCTCGACGACGTTGCCGTTTGCGTCGCGGATGGACACTCCAACAAGCGGCCCGCGGTTTACGTCGGCCGTATTGATCTCGGGGTGACACGACTGCGCCGACGCGACGGGGAAGATCGGCGAGCGCCGATAGAAGCGACCCGACACGCCGCTAGGCACGCGACACGCTGCAGCGCAGATCGTGCCGTAGCTCGTGACGAACCCGCCGAGCGCGGTGTTGAGCGCAGCTGCGTAGACCGTCTCGCTCTCGCCAGTGTTCGGCATGCGCGCCTGCCCGACCCAGCTGCAGTCTTTGCCAGGAGACGATGCAAAGCCTACGAACGCAGTGTCGATGACAGCTGCCACCGCCGTGGTCATGAGCGCCCCGATAACGAACAGCTGCTCCCACGGCTGCGCTGTTGTGCGCAGCGCCTCGAGCGCAGGAGGCAGCGTCGTTGCGTCCCAGTTGGGCGCCGTGATTGTTGCGGCGTATGTGGTGCCCGTTTCCAGCTTCGCAGGAGCTGCTGCGAACGTGAACACTACGCCCGCAACTGTGACCGCGGCACTCGTGCCGAGCGCAGTGACAGGCCCCCAGGTTTGCCCGCCGTCCTCGGACACCTGGTATGTGTTGCCGGCGGTTCCGATCACGACGCCGCCCGAAACAACCTTGATGATGACCTGCCTGTCGTCGAACGCAGCTGTCGCTGGACCAGCAGTCGCTGCGGCGCCGAGACCCGTCTGCACGATAGTGCTCACCGTCGCAGCTACGACTGAAGCCGCGCGCAGCACGATGCAGGCGTTGCCCGTCTGCGTGATGTACAGCGCTGCAGCCTCGACTAGAGGCCCATCGCCAAACGTTCCGGTCACGTCTGTTGCTCGCGCAAACATGACGGGCGTGTTCAGCGGGCCAGCAGTGCTGCAGCCGAGAAAAGCATGCAGCGTGATCTGGTTGCTCGGCACTATGCCGAGCGCGCCATCAACCTCATTGATTCTGACTGTGGGAACACTCATGCATGCCTCACGGGGTAACTGTTAGAACGTCCGTAATATCCAACTCGTTGACGTCGATAACTGCAGCCTCGATCGGGACCTCGCTCGGGATGCCGTCGTCAGGCCATGCCTCGTCGGGGATCGCTGCCTGCAGCTCGCACGCGATGCGCAGCGCAGCGCCGTGACGACGCTCGAGCCGCGTAGTGATCCACGTCTCGCCGCGGATGGTGAAAGCGCCGTAGGCTGCGTGGTAGACCGCGCGAAACCATGCGTCGCGCAGGTACCTAACAATCTCGTACTGACGCATCTCGTTCTCAGGATCGGTCGGGTCCTGACCGTTGATGACGATCGTAAAGACTTCGCCCAATGTGCCGAGAGAGCGCGGCTCGCCGCCAGGGTTACGCGGCGGCAGGAGCGAGCCCACGATGCCGTTAGGGTCGCCAGGCACCCACGCAATGCGGTTCCCCTTCGGGTGCTGCGCCGGGATGCGCCACCCAAACAGGTTCACAGCTGGCACGTTCTCCAAGACGAAGCGCGCGCTCACCAGCTCGAACAGGTTCACCCATGCGTGCTTGCTCGTCATGCGGCCTTCTTGGCCTCGCCGTAGAGCAGCCAGAAGCGCGTGCGGAGCACGGCCTCCATTGCAGCGACGATGCGCGGAGGCAGCGCTCGCACGCCGTCTTTCTTGTACATGATGATCGGGCGCTGCACGGAACCGCGGACCGCGCCCTTGTGGTGTCGCGCTTCGATGCCGCGCACCGTGACGTCGATGCGACCGTTAGCGCCGTAGGCGGATACTGCGTCAGCCGCCTTGTTGAGCACGGGACGCGTGCCGCGCTTGCGAGGCGCCCACGGTACGCCCGCAGGAGACTGATGCGCGCGGATGGTGATGCGCAGCTCCCGGTGGATCGCCTCCGCAAGCTCCGGCGCAGACTTCAGCACAAGCTCCTGCGGCAGGCTGCGCGTAAACACTATGAGCGAGTCGATGGTCATGAGTTCCGATCCTCCTCGCGTCCGATCTCGGCCTGCTTCGACATCCACACGTACGGCGACTGTTCGGAGACTGACTGCGGGAACCCGCGCGCGACGCCGGTTGCGTCAGTGTCACTGCGCAGTGGCAGGTCGAAGAGCCCGACCTCACTGTTAGCTGCGCTCTCTAGATCGCCGCGCGCAAGGTCGCGGTCGGTCTTGTATTGCTCGGCCTGCTCATCAGTCGCAGCGATGCCGCGCTTCAACCAGGCTTCGTAGGTGACGAGTGACACCAGCCACTCGAGCACTGCTGCAGGATACGGCTGCTTGAATGGCGCGTCGTAGCGCTTCGCGAGGCGCGCATCGATCTTCGCCGACTGCAAGTACAGTCGCCTGTCGATGAACCCAGGCTCTGCAGCCTCAAGCTCGTCGACGAACGACCCCGGCATGAGCGTCGAGGATCGAAACTCAGCCAGCGTCATATATGCGACTGTGCCCGCCATAGCTCAGGTCGCCTGCACTTTGAACAGCAGGTACGGGTGGCCGTTCATGATCGAGTTGCGACCCTCGGTCAGCCACTGGTATTCGCGGATGCGAGCGAGCTGCGCGTCCGTGCTCGGCCCGTAGTAGAGAACCGAAAACGGCTCTCGCATGATGTACGAGAAGGCCCCCAGCTCGTTGCTGGTGATCTCTTCCATCGCCAGGTAGTACGTCGTGTCGGAACCGCCGAACGCTGACCCGAGCTCGGGCGCCTCGATCGGCTGGCCGAGACCGAAGTTGCGGATCACAGCCTCGACGTCAGCGCCGCCGCCACCGGTGCCGCCCGTAGCTGCGAGCTGCGCGATGTACTTCGCGTTAGTGATCTGCTGCGCGCGCGCTACGAGCGCGGGCGGCACGATGATCTCCGCCAGGCGCAGAAAGCGCGGGTCTTCGCCGTTCGGCATCTTGATCGACGACACGTAGGCAATCGCCTTCGCGATGTTGGCGACAGCCTCATCGACGGTCACGGTCGGCGAGTGGATCGGCAGCGCGCCGGGGTAGCCCGTCGCTGGTACTGGTGCGCCGGTGAACACGTTGGCGAACGTGCCTGCGTTCGGCTGAAACGGATTCACGGGATGCGCGCCGTGGAAGAAAGACAGCGTGTCGTAGGTCGGCCCGTTGGCGAGAATCTGCTTCGCCAGAACCTTCTGCGGCCAGTAGGCGGCATACGCGCCCATCTGACGAGACCAGTGCGAGGCGTAGTCGATGCCGTTGCCGTCGACGTCCTCGAACTGCTCTTTCTTGATCTTCAGACCGCCGGCCGCGTTCTCGTGCTCGACCTCGGTGGTCTGCGCAACGATGTCCTCGAACTCGACGTTGCCGCCCTTGTTAGTCTTCTGGATGCGCGCAGTGTCGAGCAGCCAGGAGACACGCTCGCGCTTGGCGCCGCTCGGAGGTCCGAGCCTGCAAACGCGGTTCCACCAGAGCTTCTGAGTGAGACGCTCGTACTCGCGCGCAGTGATCACGCGCATGTTCGACTCGAGGTCGAACAGGAATGACGGGGTGATGGTAGGCATGTGTTAGGTCCAGTCCTCGGTGTTAGTTCGCGGTTGTGCTTGCGCTTACGCGCGGCTCAGGGAGCGGGGTCCTCAACGACGACGGCTGGTCCGACGCCGTGCATCGGGAAGTGAACGAGCACGCCCTTCGCCGCTTGCACGTCGAGGATCGCGCCGGCGATCGAGGCTGCAGCGCCTCCCGTCATAGTCACGGTGGTCGCGTTCTTGAGGTAGCAAACCTTGCCGCGGTCGGTGAGCAACACAGGCGCAACCGTGTCGTTGTCCCACCACGTTGCCTGCAGCTCGCGGTGCAGCTTGACCTGCACACGCTTGATGCCGTCGCCGGTCATCGACTCGGTAAAGATGCCGATGTTGAACAGCCCGGCTGCAGCAGTCGCGTTGATCAACGCGCCGCCGTTGGCGGTGTCGAACACCGCGAGCTTGCCCTTCTCGACTACGACTCCGACCCCCAGGACGAAGGCGTAGTAACCCCAATGCGCTTCAACGAGCATGCGGTCCATACAGGTATCCTCAGTGTGATTTAGTTGTGAGTAACGCTAGGTGACAGATCGCGCAGCACGCTTCAGCGCGGCTTGTAAGCGCCGAGAGTCAACTTGTATTCGTTCTGCACCACGTGCAGGCCGGGCTCGCTGAGGCCCATGCGCTGGTCGAGATCGGCCTTCTCAGCGGCAGGCAAGTGCGACGCGCCTGCAGGCTCGACGTTGCCCGTGACGGGCTTGCCGTACGCAACCACGCGCGGGTTCTTGAGCCCGCCTGCAATCTCACCCTTCAGCGGAGGCAAGCTCGCAATGTGCTCGCGCACGAGCGCCATCGGAGCGCGCGCGAGCAGCGAGACGGTGTCGGTCGGGAGGTCCGGGCGCGACGCGATGAGCTGCTGACGTTCTGCAGCCTCGTCGCGCGCCTTGAGCTGCGCGCGCAGCTGCGCGGACTCAGTCTGCGCCTTGAGCGCCATACGGTAGGCCGCCGTCGCGGTGCTCGCCGTCTTGTCGTCCTCGCTGCCTTCCGCGCGCTGCGCCGCTTTCGCTGCAGGCTTGGGCTTGCCTTCCTCGTCGGTCTCGGGCGTCTCGCCTTCGGCAGTCTCCTCGGGCGTCTCGCCTTCGGCAGTCTCCTCGGTCTCGCCGCCTTCAGCCTCTGCGGGCTCTGCTTCGTCCATCACTGCGAGCGCGCGCTTCGCTGCCTTCGCGTTCGGATCGGTTCCCTCTGCGGCGGCGGCAAGCGCCTCGCGCAGGTCCTCGTAGCTCATCTTCTTGGCCATGACTCTCGTGCCTCCTGCTGGGCTCGCGGTCGCGAGCACGGTTGTCAGCGAACCCACTGCGTCAGCGAGCCCGACCTGCACTGCGGCCTCGCCGTGGAACACTCGCGCCTGCAGCTGCGCGACAGCGACAGGCTTCAGCCCGCGACCTTGCGCAACGAGGTCGAAGAACACCGCAGCCATCGAGTCGACGATGCTCTGGGTGTTCGCCAGCTCTGCATCGGTGATCGGCATGTCAGGGTGACCGTCGCCCTTGCGACTGCCGCTCATGACGAGAGCAACGCGCAGCCCGCGCGCAGCGTTCATCGCGGTGATGTCCTCGCGGCTCGACAGCACACCGATCGAGCCGACGAGCGCGCTGATGGCGATGGTGATGCTGTGGCACTGCGACGCGAGCGCGTAGGCAGCGCTGGCGCATTCGCCTTCGACGTACCCGAGGAGCGGCTTGCCTGCAGCGTCGCACGCTGCACGAATCGCGAGCGCAGCCTCGAAGCAGCCGTGCGCGTCGCCCCCAGGCGAATCGAGGCGCAGCACGACAGCGCGCGCGGACGTAGCGCACGCGGCCTGCACGCGAGCCAGAATGTCTTCGTACGAGTCGCACCACGCGTGGGCGTGGTTCTCGAGTGGGCCGCGGACATCGACCACCGCGCAGCCGTCCATCTCGACTACGTCACGCTTCTGCGTGTCGTCGACAAAGAACTGCTCGAACAGTGCGCGCGGCTCAATGGCGAGCAGACCGCGACGCTCATAGCGGCGAGCGAGAATCATGCTGCGGTCTCCTGACTAACAGGCGCCGTCGCAGGCGCTGCAGTGGTCGGAACGAACCCGTTGCCGACTGAGCCGAGCAGCTCGTTAGCCTCGGCGTCAGTGACGAGAAACGCGCGCTTCATGATGCCGATGGCGGCGTCGCGCGGCAGCTCGCCGTTTGCGACTGCACGCACGATGTCCAGCAGCGACGTCACCTGCGCGCCGTTCAGCGCGGTGTCCTGAGCAGGAGTGCCCGTCGCGACCTGCTGGCCTGCAGCCACTTCGGTTGGCTGCGCAGGCGCTGCAGCTGCAGCAGCGGTGTCTGCCTCCGCAGCGCCTGCGCCGCCTTCGATCACGCGCAGCTGCGGAGGCGCAGCCTGCACCGGAGCTCCGGTAACTGCATCAGGCTTGCCGTCGCCGTCAGCGTCACCCTTGATTGGCACTGCGAAGCGCGCAGCAAGCTCCGGCACGTCCAGCTCCATGCTGTGAGCGCCGAGCGCCGCGGTCAGCAGCTCGATAGCGTTCGCAACCTGCGTGAGCGCAGTCGCTTCCGAGTTGCGGTCCTTCGCAGGCATGACGTCGTACTCGTACGCGCATGGCTTCTGCAGGATCGCGTCAGCGCCCCAACGCTGCGCGACGAACACCGGAATGCCTTGCGTGTTGATCGTGTACGAGAGTCCGTCGCCGGTGTCCTTGATGAGATCGGCGCGGATGGTCTTGTGAATGTCGGCGTTGGCGAAGCCCGCGCCGCCGTCAGTCGTCACCGACTGGCCCGCGATCGCGATCACATACTCCATGTTCTGCTGCGCGATGGTCTCGTTGAACGACTCCCATCCGCGGCCGTTCGACTCGACGAGCTTGACGTCGTAACCGGGCGTAACGCCGAAAACAGTGTTGACGCCCCACGCCATCAGCTGCTGAAAGAACGCTTGTTTTTGAGGCTCGGCAGCGCCTTGTGGTGCAACGGCTACGCGTGCGGGATTGGCGAGCTTCGCCTCCCAGTTGTCGCGGTGCATCGCAGCGTGTTCTTTGCGTACGTACGCGCGCCCCACTGCGCGCCAGAGGCCCGCTTGCCAAGGCGCGATGCGCCCGCCTGGTGCGTGCAGTATCCAGTGGCCATCACCCGGAACAACGCGCAGGCGGCCAACAGTCGAGTTGTAATACCACTGGTTCTCATACCACTGATAGTTCAGGTACTGCGGGTCGAGGCGGACCATTACGGGATAGTCGCGGCCTTCGACGGGCACTAGCTCTGCAACACCGACGCCGAGCAGGAGCCCGTCTGCTGCGAGCAGTGCTAGCTCAGCAGGCGGAAACATCTCATCGAACACCGAGCGCACATCGTCGTGCCCGAACTCGAGCGCGCCGACGACATCAGGATCGCCGCGGAAGCGCTTCGGCAGGCGCACGAGACCGCCCGTTCGCGTGCTGAGTACGCCTGCGAGCTGCCCGTCTTTACGCGCTGCAAACATGAGGCGGCCTGCAGCTGTCAGGTTGCCGATGTCCGCCATGCGCTCGGCGTTCTCGACATCCGACATGTACCAGCGCGTCTGAGATGCAGGCGGCTGCACGAGCTGGCCGCCCAGGTTCTCGCGCATCTCGACTACCTGCGGCGAGTCGATATCCTGCGCTGCACCTTGGCTTGGCAGCGGGCGCTTGTAGGCGGATATCCCAAGCAGGATGTCGCGCGTGTACTCGCTGATCGTCTGCGTGATGCCTGCCACGCAGCAGTGGTGCCACGCTCTAAGTCAGCTTGTAGCGGCGCACTGTATCTCGCGGAGGAGACACGAAGTGTATATCCCACGAGCGATATGGAATGCCGTAGTTGAAGTCTAAGCTTAGACGCGAGCGGTGACTGGGTGCGCGAACGCCGCTCGCCCAATCAGATACGCGCTGGCGGTGCACGCGGCAGCGCGCAGCAATGTCGGTCGCAGTTGTGACCTGCAGGATCGCCAGCAGCAGTCTTCGTCCTCGACTCATCCCCTCGAGCGCCATGTGTTCTCCGCAGCGTACGGGTCGATCACGTGCTCCTGCTCGTGCACGTCGTCTACGAGGTGAGCTGCAGACGCGGGCAAGTCTTCGCGCAGCGACAGCGGTTCCCAGCAGGCGAGCGCGAGGCTGTCTAGGCGGTCGGGTGAGCGGCCTATCAGCTTCCTGATTGTGTCCTTCGGTGTGAGCTTGAGGCGGCCGTTTAGAGCTTCTTTCCACTCGAGCACATGCAGCTCGGCGGCGAGTCGCGTGTCTTCGACGATCGCGCCGCCGTCGCGGAACCACAGCTCGAGGTTCGCAACAAGCTCGTCACGCATGCGGTCGTAGGTCTGCGGCATCCGCACCGCCCGGTCGGACGCCTGCACGCCCACCAGCTCGAACGCGTGCGGGTGTGCCTCAAGGTAGTCAGCGAGCAAGCGGAACAGCGGCGTGCCGATGGGGCCCGTACGGTCGATCACGACGACCGGGACCTCACGCGGGAGGCGCAGCTCGCGCAGCAAGTGCACGAGATGCGTCACGTGTGCCTCGGGTGTTAGTCCGCGGAAGCCGCGGAACATGAGCAGCTTCATTCCGCGCCGCGGCGCGAACATGCTCTCGTCGCCTTTGCCCGACTCGCCTGCAGGGTCGAGGCCCACGTACAGGCGCCCAGCGTCGGGAGTGAGAGCCCAGCGCGCTTCGGCCTCGCCGATTTGATGCACGCTGAAGATGCGGCCCTCTTCGTGGATCGCGTGCTCGCCCTTGACGCGTATTCTGTAAAGCGCGCTCTCCTCGCCCCACTCTAGTTTCTTCTCGTCGATCCACTCGCGCGTTGCGAGCCCAGGGATGAGCACGTCGCCGCTGATCACGTTCGGCGTTTCCTCCGACGAGACCCGCATCGTGAAGTAGTAGTGGGCCTTGCTGGTGAAGGCCTCGTAGAACTCGCCTTCGTTGCGCGTGCCGTTGCTGAACATGACGATGCGCGCGCCGCCTGCGCGGTTGCCTTCGATGGCCTCGAAGATGTCGTCACCTACGCCCGAGGCCTCGTCGACGATGTAAAGCAGGTTACGTCCGCTGATGCCTGCGACAGCTTCTGCTTCGCGCGCGGTGAAGCCCACCACCTCGCGGAAGTCCGCCGCCTTGAGGCCCGTGCGTGCAAGCTCGCCTTGCTCGCCTTCGATGAGCGCAGAGTGCTGACACGGGCGCGCGATGCGCAGGCCTTCGGGGTCGTCGGTCTTGCACGCAACGCAGCGCCCCGATCGCGCGCGCATCATGCGTAGCTCGCGCCACAGAATCTGATCAACCTGGCGCGAGGTCGTGCTCGTCATGACCACGCGCGCATCGGCGAAGCTGCAGTAGTACCAGAGCGCGAGGCCTGCAGCGGAGTGCGACTTGCTGACCTTGTGACCCGAGCACACTGCAACGCGTGGGTGATCACGCACTGCGTTGATGATGTCGATCTGCCTCGACCACGGTTCGACGCCGAGCACTTCGCGAAAGAACTCGACAGGCTGCGCGGCGTACTCGCTTGACGGGAAGCGCGTGTGACTCGCGTGCAAGAGCCCCGTGCGTATGCGCAGCGCGAGGTCCACAGCGAAGCCGCTGCGCTCGCGCTCGGCGTTGCGCGGGCGCCCGCGTGATCGGACCTCGTATGCGTTGCTGGTGGTCACAAGCCCATGCGCTCCAGCGCATCGGCGACAGCCACTGCGGCTGCGGGATGCTGCACGAGTACGCGTGCGATCTCATTGCGGGCGCGCAGCCACGCGGGGTGCTCGCGCACATAGCGATCCTCGGAGAGCTCGGCGCGCTGCTCGAGGTCGGCGCGCAGCTTCAGGATGCGGGCCTCGGCGTCGATGAGCTTGCTGCGCTCGCCAGGTAGCAGGTTCGGTGCAGAGCGATCGCGACGGATCACGGACAGCAGCTCCAGGCACTCGACCATGGTCGGGAGCGTCGGTTGCTCCTCGATCATCGCGAGCGCGACCTGCTCATCGTGGGTCGCCGGCAGTTTGTTCCAGGCGTCGATCGGGATGCCGAGCGCAGCCTGCATCTGAGCGCGGGCTGGACCTCCCGGCGTCTGATCGCCGTTGCGCCACTTGAGCACGGAGGCGGGAGACTTGGCGCCGATTGCAGACGCGATCGCCGCGAGCGAGCCGCTGACGTGCAGCAGCATGCGCTGGCCTTCGGAGCGCAGCATGGGCGCTTGGGCAACGGGTACGGTGCTCTGCTTCGGCGGCGGTGCCTTCATTTGACAACCGACAGCCATGGGCTGTGGACGCCGGGCTCCGCGTCTGCAGCCTCGGTGCCTGCAGTGTCGTCGATGTTCTCGGCGATGCGCTTGCCGTAGAGCTTCGGATACTTGCGCTCGAGCAGCCACGCGGCGGCCTTCCAGTCGCCTTCGATCTTGCGGACTGCTGCAGCGCTCACGATGGCCTGGTTGCGCAGCGCATCCTGCGCGCGCGCCATGTCGCACTCGTGGGCGAACCTGACAAACGGCTCACGACCTGCGCGGCCTGCTTCGATCCACACGTCTAGCGTCTCGCGCGATATGCCTGCAGCGTGCGCGGCGTGTGTCTTGTAGCCGCCGTTTTTCAGCGCATCGACAATCGCCTTGTGGACCTGCGCGTTATACGAGCTTGGTCGCCCCCGTTTCTTAGATGTCGTCACGTCAAAATCCCCCTGTTTTACTGCGCGAACGCCAGGAAAACCGCGGCGTTTCTTTTCCTGCGCAAGCGAAAAAACGCCTATTTTTTTTCGAGACA